ACAAATGCAGCAATATCAATTAATGATTGCTCAATAGATGTTTCTGAAAGGTCAGCCGCTGTTGACAACTCGTTAGCAAATGTTCCGCCGCTTGTTAGAGGATGAACCGCTGAACATAGTTCAACGCCGTCACCACCTGTGAAGCTGCTGTTAAAAGCATTGTTTAGTACGTTTGCAGCTTTCACTTGTTTAGTGTTAGCCATAGAACGTGCTAGTGCTCTTGTGTAACGACCTGCTAATCTGTCGTATAAATTATCCTCAATTGCTTCTTCTGTAATAGCAAAAGCCATTGCGATAGTTTCATGTGTATATCTTGCTGTATAACCTTCGTTTGCAGTATCAAATGACACACCTGCACCCTCAGATTTAACAGGAGCCGCTCCGAAACCAGACAAGATTACTTCTTCCTCAAAGGCTCTATCTGAGCTTTCTGAGTCAAAAATTTCTGCATGTTCGTTTTCATAGCGGTTATATTCTAGTCCGAATAGAGCGTTCAATCCAGGCTCTAATTCTTTGACTAGTTGGGATCTTGAAATAGCCATAATTATCCTCCTAGGATTACGCTAATCCGACACCTTTAAGGCCGAATATGTGGTTACAAATTACTACTTTCACATTTGTGTTGGCAGTCGCTACGTCTGAGTTATTTGGATCTTGAGAAATGTCGATAGCTCTTAGTGGAAGGCTTGTGCCTGTACCACCAGTAGTTACGTCTAATTCTGCACCAGCTAAACCAGTTGTTGTACTTCCAGCAGTTGTATACACAATATCAAAGTTACCGTGTAAATCAGCAACTGGGAAAGTGTCATCCGCTTGAATTTCAAATACAACCATAGGATCGTCAATTATGAAGGCCTCAATATCTGCGGCCGCTGTAGAAGCAGGGTAAAAATTGGAAAAAGTTTCTTTTCCTGTTGAAGGATCTGTATACCTACAACCATTAAATACACCAACAATAGGTACAGTACCGCCATCGGCGTGTACTTCAACTGTTCCGCCAGTGACGTGCATTACCATATCACCTTGGAAAATTGCTGTTCCATAGTTGTTAGCTATTCTGTAACGGCTTTGTCCGCCAGTATAGGGTGTTCCACCTATTCTGCCGATTGGACGAAGTCCGAAAGGGGCATCTCTATTTGCCATGATAAAACTCCTTTAAAATAGTTAATAAAATATCGTGGCATAAAAAAGCTAAAAAATTAAGACTTTCTATTACCACCAAAAGTTACACGAGACTGTCTGTCGATATTAACAGGCATCTCTGGTCGTTGTTCCCTTAAAATGTCATTATCAACGGCTTTAACTTGATCAGCAGTAATTCCTTGAAAGTACTGCTTGCGTTGTTCGACAATCTCTTCAGGTATCCTTGCCAACACAAGGCCACCAACTCCGATTAACCCCTGATATCTGCCTTCATGAATAACTGGATAGTCATGGTCGCCAATTTCATTCTTCACTTCTTCAGCTCGAACAAATTCCCAACCTTCTCTGAGTTTTTTGGAAACATTACCTGTATCCATAAAACCAGCACTTTCTACCCTTATCCATCTATGAGCATAACCTTGCGGTGCTCGGGGTGCATCTAAACTTGACGGTGGAGCCCAAGGTTTATTACGAGTTTCTACACTCTCTTTTGAGCTGCGTGAGGTTCTTTTCTTTACATTATCTGTCATATCGTTACTCCTTCACGAATTTAGCGTATTCTTCTAGTGGCACCCCTAATTTTTTAGCTATTGCTACTTGTGAACGGGTGAGTTTCACGGTTCTGCGTCCTTGCTGTTTACGCCCCGCTGAGGCAACAGTTTGAACGGGTCTTTTATCTTCAACTTTATCAGTTGTAAATTTCGTAGGGAAATAATCCCTCATCTGTTTATTAATTTCATTGTAATAGTCATCGGACTCTGAGTCAAACCCCTGTCCAACTAGATCTTCATGAATACCAAAAGCAGCATTAGTCATAGCTTTATCATTACCAAACCACGCGTTTTCTTCTGCCCATTCTTGTGCTCTTGGGCTAGCTGGACTAGCTTCTTGTGGTGCTGGTTGAGCTGGTTGAGCTACTTCAGTTTCTCTTTCTTGTTGTAACCTTTCTGTATCAGCCAGCTTAACTCTTGCTTTTTCTTTTTGAACAGCAAGTTGAGCTAGCTCATCATTAGCCTCTACAATTTTAGCAGAGTCTCCTGTGTCAATAGCATCTTGTAGTTTGATTCTAACTTGTTCTTTTTGAGCATCAACTCGAGCGTCAAACTCTTTAGCATACCCTGTATCAAGAGCTACATTACTTTTCTCAATATCTGAATATTTTTGTTGTAAGCCTTTTGCGTAATCTAAAGCGGCTTTTTCTTTTCTTTCGGCCTCTCTCATCTTACGAGTTAACTTATCAATACGTTTTTGTGTTTTTTCAGAAACTGCTTGAAGATTATCTTCTTTAGAAACCTCTTCTTTAGCTTCTTCAACAATTTCAGATTTAGTTTCTTCTTTAATAGGGTCTTTGTAACCTAAATCAACCTCACCGACCGCATCTGAAACGGATTCGACTTCTTGTTCGACAGGTTGCACCTCTATGCTTTGTTCTTCGATACCGTCAGTATCTAATTCAATTTCTTGCTGTTGTACTTCCGACATATTTTACTCCTAAAATAGTGCGAGGATATCCTCGGGTTTTTCAATTGTACCTACAATCTCATCATCATTAATAATTCTGTGCTCACCAAATTTGGTTTTAAATCTAGCTCCAGCATAACGGCCTATAACTATAAATTGACCTTCTTTACACCAAGGAGTTAAAAATTTTTCTTTATCCTTGTAACACATGTTTCCCATTTTAACGACATAACCAACCACTGATGTCATTTCAGAAGTTTCAAGGGTTTGTTCTGATAAAGCTATACCACCATCAGTCATTTCAGACATCTTCCACATTTTAATCAACATACGATATCCAACTGGATCAGGTAGTCGATCTATTTCGTCTAAATAGCTTTGAGTTAATTTTGGGGAATCTTGATTACTTTTAGATGTGATTGATTCATCCTTAATATAATCAGGTTTGATAATACTTGACTTACTTGTCATTTTTTACTCCTCGTTTTTTTGCAGGTCTGTTAAATCCTGTAGCAGTGCATCGTAAGCACTGATCTTGCCCTTAGCATAGTTTAATTGTTCTATGTTGTCTACCCCATAGACTAAATGTTCAATAGTTTCTTGTTTTCTTTTTTCTATTGAATGTTTTATTGCCTGAATAGTATCTAAATCATACATTTTTAGCTTTGCCCTCAACAATAATTGTGTTAGCTCCAATTTTGTCCTCAAGTTCTTTTAATCTAGTTTCTAATTGTTCTCTGCTCATACCTTCTAAAGTGTTATGCGTAATTTCTTTTTTATCAACAAACAAACCAGCCAATTGCCCACTTCTAAATTCAGCGTTAATAGCTCCTGTGTATTGACCTTTTTGTTCAGCACCATCACGCAGACGTTCAAAAGTTTTATACCTAGTTAGTTTGTCTTTTTCGTAACGAGCTTGTTCTTCAGATAATTTTTGTTCTAAATATCGACACACATGTGGGTTTAAAGAAGGGTTGGTTAAACGACTACCCATCACCATTGCTGAGTTTTCGTTTTTACCTTTAAAACCAGCTTTAATGATAGCGTCTTTCTTTGAAATCTGACCCCAGTTAGCAACTAGTATATCGACAAAAGCTTTTTGCTTAGTAGTTATTTCATCGACAGTTTTCATGTTGTTTGCTTTTTGAGGCATACGTTACTTTGAACCTGTAAATTTTTGACCTTTAAGTTGTATACCACTTATACCTTTAATATCACTTTTTACACCAATTTCACGGTGAGGGCAACCGCCGTGTTTAAAGCCCATTGAAAAACTAAGATTTGCTCTTCCAGTTTCATCAATACTGCCTTTGAATTTTTTATTTTTATTTTTGTACTCTGCACCAAGCATTGCTCTGTAATCTTTTTTACCGTGTACGTTTCTAGAAACTTCACCTTTTAAATTTACTTTTTTATTTGGTTTGTATTCACCTTTTACGCTTACTCTATTTAATTTTCCTTTAATACTTTTATCTTTTACCTTATAGGCAGAACCTGAAATACTAGGTGTTATGGAACTTTTTTTACCATCAAAAGTATAAGATGCTTCACCTCTACCGTATTGAAAATCTTCATTACCAGCAGCAAAAAAATCAACATCAGCACCATTTTTATAACCTTGTGGCTGGGGTCCTCGTTTAGGGGGTACGGTATTAGTAAGACCACCCCTTTTTTTAGTAAATGTTTTGCCTGATTTTAAAGATTTTTTAAATTTTCCCGCCCCTTTTAAAAACAAGACATCAAGTGCAGCTTCGCCTAAGCCTAACAGTTGATCTTTTGGAAAATTTTTATAACCTTCAGGGTCTTTAAATTTTGCTTTACGTCTATTTGCTAAAGTTACTTCGGTAAAGCTCTTTTTTTTACTAATATTTCTAGGCATAATTTTATCTCTTTAAAGTTTGTGGGGCATCATGCCACGAAAATAAAATTTACGATACTGTCCACCAATTTTTCTGTTAGGGTGTGCTGCCATTATTTTTGCAAGTTTATACATATCGCCTCCTTACTTATTTTTACTTTTATCTATACCTAATTTTTTTTCAGCTAACTCTAGCTTATCATCCGCTACTCGTATTCTTTCTTTACCCGCAGCTTCAGAGTCTTCACGTTCCATTCTATCTAAATCTAGGCGTTGGTCAAATTCATCAAGCTTTCTTTGTTCCTCTGCACTAAACTCTTGGCTCTTACGTTGCATATCCATCGCTCGTAAATCTAATTCTCTTTGTTTTAACATAACAATAGGGTCTTGTTGTTGATTACCTTGTTCTGCTTCAACTAATTCTTCAGTTAACGCTTGAACACGCTCGGCAACTAAAGATTCACTGACCACTACAAATTGATCTGGGTCAGTTTGTTGTAAGTTAGCCACTTCTGGAAGTTCATTTACTATTGTTTGCAGAACTTGTGCTCTTGCTTTAAATGAAATGTGCTCACTGATGTGTGCTTGTAGTAAAGCATACACTTGTGGGTTATTTTGTACCATTCTTGACTTCATAAAGGCCATATGGGTAAAAATATGAGCGTCATGGTTCTGTGTTTCAAACGCTTTTGGTATTTTCATCTGCATTGCTTCCATATTTTCAACCGCAGGGTCTTTGGGAGTTGGTTTTTGATCAGGTTTTAACAAAGTTCCAATATCTTTAGTTCCTAATGCAGCATAAACACGGCGATAAGCCTCATGAATGTTGTGAATCGCTGGATTGGTCTGTGCAATTTGCAATTGTGTCTGTGCAAGTGTCACTCTTTGTGTCATTGAGAAGATATTTGGGTCCGCAACTGGAATAACATCCACTTCTGGACTAAAATCAGCTTGTTTTACCATACGATCCCCACCGTAAACTGCATAAGGGTATACTGGCGGTAGGTAAGTTGCAAAAACTTTACCTAAAAGTCTAAATTCTTGTCTCATTCCATAGTAACAACGTTTGTGTATTGCACTCATGACCCTTGAGCCGCGTTCCAAGAGAGCAACAGTCGTACCGACAGCTGCTTTTTGACTACCTTCACCGACCTGCATGTCCGCAATGGCAGCAAATCTTTGTCCTGCTTGTACCACAAAACCTAATAACTGAAACAATACGTTCGAAGGTTCTTTGAACGGTAATATTTGGAACTGATCTTTAATGTTACCACCAGGTGCATCAACATCTCTGAACTCACCAGGTTGAAACGGTTGGTCATCATCACGAATACGCATACCTCTAGATTTAAACCCAGCAGGTAAGTTACTTAAAGTTCCTGCATCGAGTAATTGTCTAAGAGCGGCCGTTGCTGTCTTGCTCAAACCACCAATCATGTGTATCAAACCAAAACCATAGAAACCTAAACCAGGTAAAAACTTATAATGTACAAAGAAGTTCTTACGTTTGTACAGTTCATCATTAGGTTCGTAGTTACGGTAGATAGATAAAATTTCTGCAGAACCTTCATCTAAAGTTACAATGTAAGGTATCTTTATATTTTTCTCATCACTTTTATTTTCTGGGTCCTCTAAATCTAAATCAACGTGCATCTCTAAAATATTAAATTGATAGTCACTAATGCTATCTCCTGAATTAGAGACTCCACCTAGTTCGTTGTATTTCTCCTTAACCTCATCGTTATCTGTACGACTGGGTAAAATATCAACGTCTCGATAAAAACCACTTTGTTGTTTTTTAAGAATGTCATTCTCACTCATTCTCACGAGATGCGTGATTCGTTCGCAATCATTCAAGTCCGTTGCGTAATAAGGAACTACTAAATCTTCTGCAGGAACAAACTTAGATACCGCTCGTTGCATCACATCATCGTAGTAAACTTTTTTAAATGCAGATCCTGCAAGGGGTAAATAAAATAATAACTGGTCGAACTCTGGAGTGTACTCTTCCATCTCTTCCGTAATCATGTAATTCATAAATTCTTCGACACGCTGTGACTGCTCTTCTTTCTCGGGTGTTCTCGAACCAACTACCTTAGCACTGACAGGACCGTCACTGGGTAACAGTTCTTTGTACGCTTGAGCTTGGAATTGAGTCACGGCTTCGGCTAGCATTGGATGAGTCACGGAACTCGCTCCGAGGAACGGGCCCGTCTCATTGTTATACTTGAACCCCAGTAAATCTAATCCTGAAGTATAGGATTTTTCCCAATCGCTTCGAGACTCTTTGTCTTTTTTGTAATCGGATATTAAATCCATAGCAATTCTGCTCAGTACACGTTCGTCCATGTCTTCAGCAAGGTTACCGTAAAATTCTTCAGCCATCTCTTGAACTTCCTGCATCATTTCTTGCACACCTTCTTCGGTGGGCTCCATAACCTCAACGTTCACAGGTTCATTAGAATCTTCAATGTCGGGAGTTTCAATTGCTTTGATATTATCTAGTTCTTCAGCCATAATTTTATATTCGGTTGTTTAATAATATTTATATTCTTTTGGGGGACGTTCTTCATTATCCACATAATCTGAGTATAACTCAACAAAGTTTCCTTGGCGATACCTTAGTATTGCTTGAGTCGTGGAATCTACATAGTCGTCATTGGCCCCGTGGGGAAAGGCTGCACACTCATCCATTACATCTTCGGCAAATTTTTCACCATACGGATACCACACGGACCCACTTTCAAACACGGGAGCACAACTGTTTACTCTGGTGTGTTTGTCATTCCCACGAGTTGGGGTGAATGGTACCACTGGAATACCCATACGTCTTAGCTCTTGGGTCAACGGCTCACCACTGGCTTTCTGCTCAATAATAATCGTTTCAGGTTCCCAATATTCGTTTGCTTCTAAAGCTACCGCTTTAAGTTCAGGGAAGTCGTACTTACCACGAATCGCATCGAGTAAAATTAAATTAGGTTGACCCCCTTCTTCTGGAAAGAATACACCCCAAGTGGTAATCGCACTGTAGTCAGCCGTTTCTTTTTTAGAAAACGCGGTATCGTAACTTTGTATGACGTGTTGTAAATTTGGCAAAGAATCTTTTTCCCACGGTTGCCACCATTCTCGTTTGAGAATCGCTCCTTCCTCACTAGTCGGGTTCTGCATATACTGAGCCGACCAGTTTCGTATCGGAATAGAGGCTTTGATTTTTTCTAACTCATCCAGTTCCCAATACTCAGGCCACACTGGGTTCCCTGAATCGAGAATCGCTGGAAATGAAACTTGTTTCCAGTTGTCTGCTTTGGGTTCGGTTTGAGCCTTCAAGAGTCTCCCCGTTAAATCGTCCTCGGCCCAACGGGTCATAACCACAAGGATCGAGCCTCCTGGTTGTAAACGTTGTCTGGGTCCTGATACATACCAATCGTATGCACGCTCCATGGCAGTGTCCGACATAGAATCTTGCTCCGTGTGTGGGTCATCAATAATCAATAAATCCGCACCACGACCAGTAATCGAGGAACCTACTCCAGCAGCATAATACTCACCACCTTGATTTGTTTCCCAACGACCTTTGGCTTTAGAGTCTTCTCTTAATTTTACATCGCCAAAAATTTGTTTGTACTCTGGAGAATCAATAATGTTACGAACCTTAGCTCCGAACCTTGCGGCAAGTTCTGTATTGTGGGAAACCTGCATAATTTTTAATTTTGGATACTTACCAATAATCCAAGCGGGGTAGTAAACAGATGCAAATTCAGATTTAGTATGTCTGGGTGGCATATTTATCAAGAGCCTCCCTTTTCTTTGATCAGCTATATCCGTAAACTCTTTAGCTATAATCTGGTGATGGCCCCACTTTTCTAGATCTTTAGATTTTCTACAAATAAAATCGGGCCAAACCTCTTGGACAAAAGCTAGAAAATTATCCTGACAAAGCTTTACATGCTGGATCCAAAGCTTTTCTACCTCGAGCCTCATTTGTTCGGTGGTCATCAATTCTGTTTTCATAAATAACATTATAGTGATTACTAGAATTTTTGCCACCATATTACTTGTGGCTAACTTAACATTTACTCCGTAAATGTTAACCCGCCGCCCGCCAGTATATTATTATATTATTTAATTATGAAATGATTATGAAATGGTATAAGAGCCTTCTAAAAAAAAGGCCCGCGGAAAGCGGGCCAAGGTTCTAGCAAGTATTGGTTATTTATTTATAATATATTAGTCATCACATTCCACAAAATAAATATTATAAAAATAAATAGTATAACAATTAATAAGTCTATCATGATTGCACCGCCTTTAATGTAGTTTGAATATCTTTTGGTTGCTGGTTCATCATCCAGTTAACAGCGGTGTTCGCTTTGCTACTCGCTTGAAATATATAATCAGTGTTATTCTTTAAAGCTTGCAACCAGCTTTTAATATATTGTACATGGTCTTCACGTGGCTCAACATTATAAAAACCTAAAGTTTGCATAGTGTAAACCGCACCTAATTCCGCAACCAATTCTTCAAAGGCGTAACGCTCGCGGGCCGAATGTTTGTCGTTCGCTATGCGGTTAACG